CGTAATCAGGCTAATAGTGCTAATATAACCTACACCATTACTGATAACAATTGGCAAGCTGCTGCTTTGCCATACGGCGATGGAACCGATGCAGAGCCTCACGCCTACCTAGCACAGTCTGGACATCCAACGCTGACATATCATCGTATGCCTACTCCAGGCACTGGCGCTACATTTTCAGTCACCACTGTATCTAGTGGAGTTATCACTGCCCTGTCTGTTACAGCGGCTGGTAGTGGATATAATGTAGGCGATATACTGACACTGTCTGGTGGTACAACTGCTGCTACGGTTACTGTAGCTACCTTGTCTGGTACTGGTGTGGCTACTGTGACTATCACGACTGGCGGTGCAGGATATAGTGCTGGTAACTCTTTGACCAGCACTGTAACGACAATTATTAATCCACACTCACACGCTGGCTCTTATGGCTTTCAGAGACTCGGTGATATTGGTACTATCCCGCTAGGTTACTCTGTGGCTGATTTTAGCCCTAACTGCGCCCTTGCAGCCTATGGACGTATCTGGCTAGCAGACATTGCTGGCGACCCACAGACAATCTATTTTAGCCGCTTGCTGGACGGTTCTGACTTCCAAGGTGGTGACTCAGGGTCTATATCCTTAAACGCTGTGTTTCCTAATACGGACAAGATAGTTGCTCTTGCAGCGCACAACGGATTCTTGATTGTCTTTGGTCGTAACAACATTGCTATCTACTCCAACCCGATTGATGTCACTCTTCTGACACTTCAAGACTACATTCCTAATGTGGGTTGTGTAGCTAGAGATTCTGTACAGAATACTGGTACAGATATTATATTCCTGTCTGATGCTGGTGTTCGTAGTCTTCAGCGAGTCATTCAAGAAAAGTCTTTGCCTATGCGGGATATCTCTAAAAATGTTCGTGATGACCTAATGAGTAATGTGGCTTCTGAGACAGCGGCTAATATTAAGTCTGTTTACTATGAGCGAGATGCCTTCTATCTGCTTGCTTTGCCTACCACTAAGTTTGTCTACTGTTTTGACATGAGAGCACCGTTACAGGATGCGTCAGCTAGAGTGACTACATGGACAAACATAGAGCCTCGGTCTTTCTTGGTTACTAATACTAAAGACTTGTACATTGGCAAGCCTGGGTATATCGGTAAATACTTTGGTCATACTGATAACGGTACTAACTATCGGTTCAGTTATTATACCAACTACTTTGACTTTGATGCTCCCACCAAGGAGAAGATTATGAAGCAGATTGGCTTTGTGGTCATTGGTGGTTCTAACCAAGATGTGGCTGTAAAGTGGGGTTTTGATTACACAGAAAATTTCTTTGCTTTTACGAAAAAACTTGACACAGCCATTGCTTACGAGTATAATATAGGTGAATACAATATTGCTGAATTCTCAGATGGTATTGTACTGGACAAGTTTAAGATTCAGGCTGGCGGCACAGGTGCTGTCATACAGATCGGCCTAGAGGCAGAGATTAATGGTAACCCAATTTCAATCCAGCGTATTGATGTGTATATTAAACAAGGAAAAACAGTATGAGTAATTATACCAAAGCCACTAACTTTGCGGCTAAAGATGCCCTGCCTAGCGGTAACGCTGGTAAGATTATCAAAGGCACTGAGATTGATACCGAATATAATGCTATTGCCTCGGCTATCTCATCAAAGGCAGATACGAACAGTCCTACCTTTACTGGTACTCCGCTAACACCTACTGCGTCTTCTACTACCAATAATACTCAGATTGCTTCTACAGCATTTGTTAAGACTGTAGTAGCTGCTGAGATTAGTGCTGCTCTGCCTGCTGGTACGATTGTTCTCTGGTCTGGTTCTGTAGCATCTATTCCTACTGGTTGGGTTCTGTGTAATGGTTCTAATAGTACTCCAGATCTGCGTAATCGGTTCATTGTAGGCGCTGGTTCTACTTACGCTGTAGACGCTACTGGCGGTTCTGCTGATGCAATTGTTGTAAGCCACACTCACACAGCTACTGTAACTGACCCTGGTCATACTCATACCTTATCACCAACTAATCGACAGGTGTATAACTCAGGTGCTAGCGGAACGGCTGGGTTAACTAACGGTGGTGAAACATTTACTCAATTGACCATGAGTTCTGCAACTACTGGTATTACAGTAGAAAACAGTTCTACAGGCTCATCTGGCACTAATGCAAACCTCCCGCCGTACTATGCATTGTGTTACATCATGAAAACTTAATGAAGATACCTGTTATTAAGACAGAAGACTTTATTATTTATTTAGAAGATAACGAAGGAATTGTTTTTATACACTGTGATGTTTTAGGTAATTGGAATAAGAAAGTAAAACAAAACTTATTAAAGTCTTTTGATGTTTTAACTAAAGAGTGGGATAGAGAACTTTATGCCTTACACACTCCAAACGATTCAAAACATGAAAAGTTTTTAAAGATGTTTAAGTTTAAGTATTTAACATCAATTAAAGGCAAGGACCAAAGTGACTACGATATTTATGTTTGGAGATAATCATGGGCGTTGAAGCAGCACTTATTGCATCAGGAGCAAGTTTAATTGGCTCATCAATGGCAGGAAGGTCTGCTGAAAGAGCAGCACGAACATCTGCAGATGCTCAGTTAGAGGCTGCTCGGATAGCGGCTGAAGAGCAGAGATTCAGGCCAGTAGGAGTATCGACTAGGTTCGGTACTTCTCAGTTTACCTTTGATGGTGGTCGGTTATCTGGGGCTAGCTATACCGCCTCTCCTGAGATTCGTGCATTGCAGGATAGACTATCTGCTCTGTATGGTACAAGTCTGGGACAGGCTGAAGAAGCACAAGCCGCAGCAATGCCTCTACAAGCCGCTGGAAGGCGTTTGTTTGGTTTGGGTGAGCAGTACCTAGCCGAGTCTCCAGAAGCCGCTAGAAATCGATTTATGCGAGAACAGCAGGCATTGTTAGAGCCTAGCAGGATGCGTGAAGAGGCAAGGCTTGGAGCAGGTGCTTTTGGTCGTGGTCGTGCTGGTCTGAATGTGGGCGCTACAGGACAGCCAGAACTCTTTGCCTTGGCTCAGGCTCGTAGAGAGCAAGACCTAAGATTGGCTGCTCAAGCTGAACAAGCTGCTCAACAGCGACTTGGTTTTGGTGCTGGCTTGTTTGGTACTGGTGCTAATTTATATGGCACTAGCTATCAGATGCCTGTTCAGGCTCTTGCCCCATTCCAGACTCAGTTTGGATTATCTCAATTGCTTGAACAAGCTGCACAGCAACCGCTGGATATCGGTGCTCAACTTGGTGGTCGTAGTGCCACTGCTGGTGCTAATGTTGGTCAAACGCTTCTACAAGGTGGTCTAGGTGCTGCAAGAACACAACTTCAGGGAGCTTTGGTTGGTCCATCACTTATGGCAGAAAGCGCATCACGGATTAACTATAACCAATTGTTTGATAGAATAATGGGAGGAGGTAGCGTAGCACCAGGAGTTAATGTTGGTGGTTTTGGTTATGCTGGTGCTCCTGCCACAACTTATGATCGTCCAGGTGCTGACTGGTTTGGTGGGTTTGGAGAAAGTCCGTATGCTCCTAGTAACTTTTATTATAGCAGCTACTAATAGGAATTAACTATGGCTATTCAATCTTTATTTGGTCCTTCTGTAGCAGATATACAGGAACTACGCAAACAACAAGCAGAACGAGAGATTGCTGCTTCTGGAGGAGAGTTTGGTGTATTTGCTCCTTTGTATCGTGCTGGTAGTCGTTTCGGTAGACAAGCTGCTGAAGGAATTAATACGCTTATGGGCGCTCAAGACCCAATGCTAAAGAAGGCTGCTGATATTCAGTCTGTATTGTCTAAATATCAAAATGAAGATTTGACTAGTAGTTCAGTGCTTGGTAATATTGCACGAGAACTAGCTGCAATCGGGTATTCTAACGAAGCTGTAGGAGTAGCACAACAGGCTGCTGCACGCAGACAACAAGAACTTGAGACTGGTTTCCGTCAGCGTCAGCTTGATATTAGTGAGCGTGGCTTAGGTTTACAAGAGCGTGGAGTAGCAGCAACGGAAGGTCGGTTAGAGTTCGATAAGAAGAAATTTACTGACATTGAACTTCCAACTTTATTGCGTCAGAACAAAATTACTGATGCACAGGTTAGAGAGATTGAAGCACGCATTGCTAATCTGGCTGCTGATAAGTTTAACTTTACTCCGATTAGGGACGCATTAGGAAATGTCAGCGGAGTCTTAGCTATCTGCTACTCCAGGCGCAGCAGCAGACCCTGCAGCAGCAGCTAGAGCAGAACTAGAGCGAAGAAATAGGGCTAGTGGTAGACAACCAAGATCAACTACGCCACCACCAGAACTACCTGAAGGAGTATCTCCCTAATGGCACAGGTTAATTGGGGTTCGCTATCTAACTCAGACTTAGAAGCAATTGCAAATAATCAATGGTCAAAAGTTTCTGAACCTGGATTAAAGTTAGTATCTGGTCAGGAATACGGAACACTAGAAACTTTAGGTCGGGGATTCGAGCGTGGAGTAACTTCTACTCTGCGTGGCTTATCTCAGTTGTTTGGTAACGATTTAGATTTTTATAATCGTGCTTTTGGTTATCAGACAGATTTAGAGAAGGAGCAAGAGTTCCGCACCATGATGGAGACAAACACTGGTGCTGCTGTCACTGGTGTATTAGCTGGTTCAATCGCTGATCCAACTAACTTAATTCCTCTTGCTCGTGCTCAGACAATGGCACAGTTTGTAAAGCAAGGAGCAACTGTTGGTGCTGTTGCTGGTGGATTAGAACCTACCTACGAAGATGAGTTTGGTGATTCTAGGATTAAGAACATAGCGATTGGTACTGGCTTTGGTGCAGCCCTTGGTGCTGGTCTTGGTAAGTTAGTAGGCAAAAGCGAAGCATCTAAGATTGCAGCAGTCGAACCATCTACTGGTGCTGTCCGAACAGCAGAAGAAGCAGCAGAGACTACTCAAGAAGTAGCCCCAGTTATCTCTCAGCAGCAGTTTAATCAACTACTAGATATCCAACGAAGGATTGAAGTAGGCGATGCTGTTACACCCGCAGAGCAAAGATTCCTTCGTGACTTTGAAAGTCAACTTCCTCCACTAACGGACGATGCTGTTAAGGCTTTTGAGATTCAGTCACGCATCAATGCTGGGGAGATGGTTACCCAGGCTGAACAACGACTGCTATATGATTTTAATAAGTTAGATAAACCAATCTTCCAGGCTCCTCCTTCGCCTATTAAGTTTATGGATGAGGCTGAGGCAGCAACTTGGTAAAGCAATGGCTGAGGCTGATCAACTTGCATTCAAGACTGGTGACTATAGGGACTACCTAAAGACTTCTGCTACTAGGTTTGCTAATATTCGACCTGAGCAGTTTGCCAGGATGATAGACCCAAATAATCCCTTTAGGGACGCTAATGTCAAAGTCCTAGTGTCAAAGACCGAAGGAGATCAGGAAGCCCTCCAGCAGGTCTATGGGGCCTTACAGGGGCGGTTTAGATACGAGAGACAAACTGGTAAGTCTTTCCAGGAAATTACAGAGGAAGGGCAGCGTACTATACCTGAAGATGTGGCTGTCGAAGCACTGCTAAATAAGAAGGTTCAAGAGCTACTGCCTCCAGAGGTACTGGCCTCAGCAGTCAAAGCCACCAGGACAGCGATTGATGACTTGACACAGGCCAGGGAACTTGCTAGAGTGGCTAAGGAACTAGGCAGTGAAGAAGGATACGCTGTACTGCAGTCCATGATGGGCAAGGCTGCTAGTCTTCTGGCTGCTGTCGAAGGTAACGCAAGTAACCTGGGACGGGCACTGGCCTATCAGAAGCGCCTAAACCAGCTTATCAATCAGAATCAAAAGATTATTCCATTCTTAGGTGGTCGTTCATGCTAAAAGTAGATGCCAAATGTAAAGAGGCAATTGATTCATTCTTTAAAGGTCTTGATGATCTTGATAGAATGAACATGCTTCCTGGTGAAAAGGCAAAGGCACAAGCTAACTTTGTAAACCAGACATTAAAAGAGCCACGGTTTAGGGACAAAGTAGCAGAGTTTGTTGTTAACTCTTACATCTCTGGTGTAGGTACGATTGCTGTTAACGCTATGTCTGCCCTTGTCAAAGCCCCACTGGCTATCACAGAAAGATTCTTACTAGGTCTTATGCCTGGAAACTCTGTTCGGCTGCAAGAGTCTGCATCGATGATGCGTGGATTCTTTGAAGGCATGGCAGAAGGTATTGACTTTGCTAAGGCTGGCTGGGCTAGAGGAGCACCATTAGATACGACTGCTAACATTGACCAGATTAAACAAGCTATCGGTGGATCAGCGAACTCATCAGAGTTAGAGAAGAAAATTGGTGCTGTGGTTCGTATGCCTACTAAGGCATCAGTAGCCATTGATGAGTTTTCTAAGGCTATCTTTCGTAGGATGCAGTTTAATGCTGTGGCTGAGAGACTGACTCGTGCTATTCCTGAGAGTAAACTAGGTGGTATGACGAGAGAAGAGTTGTATCAGAAGCTGCGTCAAACTGATATCGGCAGTCTTACTTGGGCAGATGAGCTTAAGAAGATTAACCCAGTACTGGCAGATGATATCACTAACTTTGCTAAGAGTCAGACATTCCAGGCAGACTTAGGTAAGCTAGGTAACAGCATGCTAAGGCTTCGGGCAGAACACCCTGAGCTTGTGTTCATTGCACCATTCATTAAGACACCTATTAACATCCTTAAAGATGCTCTGTCTTATACGCCTGCTAGTCTGTTTATGAAGCAGTTTAAAGGTGTGTTCATTGCACCATTCATTAAGACACCTATTAACATCCTTAAAGATGCTCTGTCTTATACGCCTGCTAGTCTGTTTATGAAGCAGTTTAAAGGCAAGAAGGACGAGGCACTAGCTCGTACTATGATTGGTGCTGGCCTAGCCTCTATGACTGCGTACCATGTTTCTCAAGGTAATCTGACTGGGTCATATCCTAAAGATGCTGGTCGTAGAGAAGCTATGATTGCTGCTGGGATACCTGAGTACTCTGTTAAGATTGGTGATACATGGTATTCATATGCTCGTGTTGAACCACTAGCTACGGTGATGGGTGTGTTTGCTGACTCTGTCGAATCATTGCGTGACTACTACAGCAAACCAAAGGCAGACAGGAAAATCCAAGAACTTGCGGTTGATGGTACTTTAGCTATCACCAAGAACCTAACCTCCAAGACCTTCTTAGAAGGTATTACTGGTGTGCTCCAGGCTGTGCATGACCCTGAGCGTTATGGTGGCAGCTTTATCAATAGCTTTGCTGGCCTTGTAGTTCCTGCTGCAGTGGCTCAGTTTGCTCGTGTACCTGATCCATACCAGCGTGAAGTTCGTACATTTGATGAGGCACTACAAGCTCGTATTCCTGGCATGCGTGAGGACTTACCAGTTAAGCGTGACATACTTGGTGAACCTAAGCCTAACTTATCTTATGGATTATCTGGTGTCGTGGGTATTGCTGCCAGACCAACAGAACAAACTCCTGTGCAGCGTGAGATTCAGTCTATTGGGTTTAAATATGAGGCAGTACCCAAAAAGATTCGTGATGTAGAATTAGATACTTCTACTTATGAAAGGTATGCCAAAGTATCTGGCGAATTAGTAGAGAGTCAACTAAACCAGCTAATCAATACACCTTTATATCAAAATTCTAATAAGTTAACTAAGAATATATTGATGATGGCAGGGAAATTAAGGAGACTGCTAACGAAGTCAATGCCTTCCTAGACGAAGAAGCCAAAGCTAGACTAGCCTGGAAGCGTAAGCAGCAGCAGATTGAACGCCGTGGCGACATGATGTTCATGACTGCTTATGAAGAATACAAAATCATTAGGCAGATTAGGGACGCAGAGCAGGAGATGTACAGACAGATTGAGCAGGAGTATGGTAGATCTGCTGTCTCTGAGGTCAAGTCTCTTATCACGCAAATGCGAAAACAACACTTAGAGTTAAATGATGACTTCTACCGCAAGCGTATGGAGACAAGGCGAGAGATGTTTTGGATACTTGTTGTATCTGGGTGTGTATATGGTTTGTTTAAATTTATGGGGCTAATGTAATGATTACACTTCTGTCTACTCTTATATCCTTCCTCATGGGCGGTCTGCCCAAGTTCCTAGATTTCTTCCAAGATAGGTCAGACAAGAAGCATGAGCTTGATATGGCTCGTATGCAAACTGAGCGTGAGCTACAGATGGCTGAAAAAGGCTTTCTAGCACAGGCTAGAGTAGAAGAGATACGCACAGACCAAGTAGCCATGCAGACAGCAGTGCAAGAGAGGCAAGCCTTGTACGCACACGACATTGAGATTGGTAAAGGAGCCTCGCAGTGGGTTATTAACCTTCGTGCATCAGTGCGACCATTGATTACCTATGGTATGTTTATTATGCTGCTCTTCGTCAACATCTTTGGATTCTTCTATGCCTGGAAAACTGGTGTTCCTTTCGAGCAGGCTATGGCAATTCTCTGGGATGAGGACAGCGCCATCATCTTCTCAAGCGTGATTGCCTTTTGGTTTGGTACTCAGAGCTTTAAGAAATGAAAGTATCAAAAGAATGCATCGACATGATAAAGCATCATGAAGGCGTTAGGACTCGCCCTTATCGTTGTCCTGCACTTCTATGGATACTCAGTCTCGCTTTGACAGCCTCGTTTCCTTCTCTTTCAATGTTGGCCTCGGCAATCTCCAACGCTCCACAATAAGGATGAAGCACAATCGTGGAGATTATGATGGTGCTGCGGAAGCCTTCATGGCTTGGACCAAAGCAGGCGGCAAAGAGCTACCTGGATTGGTCAAGCGCAGAAAAGACGAGATGGCTTTGTACCTAACCCCATCCAAATAGAACACGGACAAACAAACAGTCTATAACAAAGTAGTTTGTACCGTCTTCTGGGTCTTGGACAAACTCACATCCAAGCATTATACCAGCAATTAAACTTAGTTCCATTTTCATATTTCGCAATGCCCCGCTACACAGGCTAAGGTCTGTGCTCCTTCAACATTATCATCTTCTTCCTTAAGATTATCCCATGCAATATCGCTAGGCATCTTAGCAAGAAGTTCCTCCACCAGTGCCGTTGATACATTAGCCACAAGTCCAGGTGCTGCAAAGCAGTTAAGTGCTCACGAGTCCTAGCATTATCTGGTGCTTTCACTGGGAAGGAAAACACAGCAGTGCTGTCTGGACGCATCACACAGTCCTCAGTAGGAATACCTGCTTCTGTCAAAAACTTAGTTAGCGGGTCTTTCTTGTCGCCACGAACACGCCGAACATAATAGTCACTATGTCTAGTATGAATACCAGAGGCAGAATTAACAAGTTGAGACACAGTGCCAGAAGGTTTAACACAAGTAATAGCAGCAGACACAGGGATTCCCAGAGTTGCTGCAATGTTTGCGTTGGTGCTAACGGCAACTTCCCGTAGCTGTTCAAGAGCTTTCGCAGTGCTGTCACTTACCTCTCCCATCCATTTGTTATCAAGAATACCAGTGAAGGACACACCAAGCAGTCGCTCCTCTTCTGTGTTCTTATTCCAAATTTTACGCAGATAAGGGAAGTGCGTCAGCGTAGACTGGAATGTACCCAGGATAGTAGCTACTCGAACTTTTCTAGATAGTGACTCTACAGTGTCCTCTGCTCTGACCACGACCTCTGTAAGGTTACAGAATTGGTATGGTCGTAGTATGATTTCTGAACAGGGGTTAGTACCGAAGTCAAAATCTCCATTGCGCCTCCCGTTTTTCTTAGCCTGACTTTTACTTGCG